CAGTTCTCTCTCCCCGATGGTCAGATTTGACCCACCATCAAAAGGATTAGCGCCATGACCAAACCGATAGTCCCGGATACTTACCAGATACCAGCAGGCTCTATCAGTGCACATCTGGGGAACTGTATTTCAGAGGGTCAAAAGTGGATAACCGCAGCAGACCAGGGGGCTGTGTGTTTGTCGATGAAACTGGCTGTGTGCATTGACTCTATTTTTGACTCAGGCACAGACCTAGATAAGGCTGCAGCTCTCATTGGTCGATTGACTACCTTAATGAAAGAGTTAAAGCTGACTCCACTTGCTCGAGATGCATCTAAGGCAATGGCAGAGGAGGTAGATCATGGCACAGCGTACGCCGAAAGTTATTTACGGCTCATCAGTGCCCCGAATAGCAAGCCCAAAACAACCAGGGCAAAGCCTGGGGCCAGTAGTCGGAGCATTAGCAAGTGATTTAGGTATGCCATTACTGCCCTGGCAACAGTATGTGATGGATGATGCTTTAACCGTTGATAACAATGGGAAGTTTGTTCGTACTACTGCTGGGGTATTGGTTGCTCGACAGAACGGCAAAACTCACATGATGCGGATGCGTATTCTTGCAGGTCTCTATGTGTTTGGTGAGGGCTCGATTGTGGCGATGGCACAAAACCGCCAATTAGCTTTGGACACTTTTAAACAGGTTGTGGACATGGCAGAGAGTTTGCCCTGGATGCGCAAACGGATTAAGCGAGTGTCCCGGACTAATGGTCAGGAGGAGTTAGAGATCTACTGCCATCATTACCCGAAAGAGTGCAACACCAAGTGCAAGCGGATACGCAAGTATGGCATTAGGGCTGCAACTTCTGAGGGTCCTCGAGGTGCGACTGCTGACCTGCTTTATGTGGATGAGCTGAGAGAAATTAAGCAGGATGCTTGGACTGCAGCAACACCATTGACTCGAGCGACTGGTGGTCAGACTTGGATTACCTCGAACGCTGGTGACGGTTCATCGACTGTGCTTAATGAATTAAGGCAGAGAGCCTTGCTAATGGAGTCACCTCGGCTTGGTTGGTATGAGTGGAGTGCTATGCAGGGCGCAAAGGTCGATGACATTAAGGCATGGCAGGCAGCCAATCCAGCAATGGGGCACACTATTAGTTTTGAGGCTTTGCAAGATGCGGCAGCTCGAGATAGTGACGATGCTGTAAGAACCGAGATGCTGTGCTCATGGATTGAATCAATCGATAGCCCCTGGAACCTTAACAACTGGGCTGATGGTGCAAATAATGACTTAACTCTAGAATTAGGTTATGAAACATACATGGGGCTTGATCTTAACTTCAATCGCACAGAGGCTTACCTCGTTACTGTTCAAATTGTTAAGGATAAACTCGCAGTGTTCCTCACCAGATGGCAAAAAGACGGAGGACTAAATGACCGAGAACTTGCAGCTGATTTGGCACATCTCGCCAGAACTTACTCGGTGCGCTCGTTAGCATTTGACCCTAAGACTGCTGGCCACATAGCGCCACACTTGGCTAAAGTAGGAGTCCCAGTGGCGCCAACAGCCTGGGCATCCACAACCTTTTCCACATACTGTGACTTAACGCTCTCAGCGATGAACCAGTCAGACCTAATACACCCAAACCAAGACACCCTGCACTCTCACCTAGTCGCATGCGCTCGCAGACCCTCAAGCGATGGCGGATGGCGTATTGCTCGCAAGGCCGCAGTCCAAGACATAGGGGCGGCTATTGCCCTAGTGATGGCTGTGGGACTCGCCGCAACGCCTAAAGCCACTGTGGGCATTAGTGTGGTATAAGGTTGAGTTATGATTTCACCCGGTACTTACAACATGACTTGTTATCAGGGTTCAACCTTTGACAAGACTTTCACAGCTACTAATGACAGTACGCCTATCAACTGGACTGGCTACACAGCCAAATTGCAGGTCCGACAGTATGTAAATACCACTGACACCGCAGTCTTAACCTTGACTACAGGTTCAGGGATTACGGCAGGTGCAAACGATGGCAAAATTATCATCACTGCCACAGCTACACAGACTGCGGCAATACCTCAGGGTAATTATGTTTATGATCTAGAACTTACATCGGGCTCGTATGTTGTCCGTATTGTGCAAGGTCGGTTCACTGTCGATGGTCAGGTAACTTCATGACCTACAAATTAACCGTAACCGATACGACTACGGTACTTGCTGTAACCGAGTCACCAGTAACCATTACTGAGCAGGTAACAGGTATTCAGGGCCTTAAAGGTGACACAGGCTCGACAGGAGCAACTGGAGCAACTGGTGCAACTGGAGCAACTGGAGCAACTGGAGCCACTGGCGCAACAGGTCAGGGCTACACAGCTAAGGGAACTTACTCTGCTGTAACCGCTTATGTGCCTTACGATGTTGTGTTTTTCAGTGGTAGTTCTTACCGTTGCAAGGCAAACACAACAGGCAACCAACCATCAAACACAACTTATTGGGAACTTTTAACGCTTGGCTACAGTGCCCAGGGCGCTTATTCCGCATCAGCCACTTATTTGCGGGGTGACACAGTTTCGTATAATGGCAGTAGTTACTATTGTTTCAGCGATGGCACAACAGGCAGAACTCCAACCAACACTACTTACTGGCAAGTCATAGGTTCTAAAGGTGACACAGGCGACACAGGTGCGACTGGTGCAACTGGCCCAGCAGGTCCAACAACAGCAACAGTAGGCAACGCCGTTTTATACACTACGGTTACAAAGGCTACAAACAACAACACACCCGAGGCAGTATTTAGAACAGCTGCAGGCACTGTCAATTATTTTGCTGTAGATGCTGACACTACCTACATGTTTGAGGGGGTGCTGCAATTACAGACTGCGGCCTCAGCAACAGCCGCAGCAGCTCGACTTAGCCTAATTTATGTGGCCACTGGCTCAACTAGCACATTAACTGAACAGGCCAGCAGGCTTGCTTTTGTTACTAATCAGACAACTTCTACCTACAATGGTGTGGGTGTTATGACGGATGCAACTAATACTAATGTGGACGGCACTATAACCACATCATCAAGTTTGTCTTATCACATTAAATTTAGAGGATTTATTCGCACTAATGCCACAACAGCAGGGCGTATTAACATAGGCGCTACTCAATCGGTTGCCGGGACAAGTACTGCCCCTAGCTTTGTTCTTGGCTCATACATAAACATTTACAAACTAGGCACAGGTGCAACTGCCCAAACTGGCACTTGGTCATGAGTAAGTGTCGCTCTGGGTGCCCTACACAAGATCATGAGACTTATGGGGACTGCCTCGAGGCTGCTAACATCAGCATCGACAAGACCTCACTAAAGGTAAAGTAAAACGCCCAAACCTTTACAAATACACATAAAAGATTTCTCTTTAGAACATGTGTTCGATAGTATGACAGTGTGGGGTTACTCAATGCGATGCGTCTAAATAACTCTGCTATCGTCATGCCCGAAATAGATGTCACAGCTGCCATTGCGGAAATGTATCCCGTTAATCCTATGAACTTGGGCTACACCCCAGACATGGGGTATTTGCAACCAATCTCTAGACGAGCCGCTATGACGGTCCCAGCAGTAGCCAGAGCTCGCAATATCATTGCAGGCACTATCGCCTCACTTGAGATGTGCACCTATAACGAGATGACAGAGGCCAAATTACCTAACCGCCCAATCATCAAACAGCCAGACCCGAGTCTCGCTCGCAACACTACAACCTGCTGGACTATCGACGATTTAATTTTCTATGGCGTTGCCTACTGGCAAATTTTGACAACATCCCCGGAGGATGGCCGAGTAACACAAGCTAGGCGTATAGATCCACTACGGGTAAATACTCGGACAGACTCCACAGGTGTTCGTATTTTGTCCTACACCATCGATGGCACAGATGTACCGATGCAGGGCGTTAATTCACTAATTATTTTCTGGGGCCCAGATGAGGGCGTACTCGCTCGAGCATCCCGAACCATAAACGCCGCCATTGAACTGGAGGCTGCAGCATTGCGTATGGCTCAAGAGCCAGTGCCACAAATGGTGCTCCGCAATGAGGGCATGAACTTACCACCAGACCAAAAAGAAGCATTGCTAACCGCTTTCAAGTCTGCTCGCCGTACTCGCTCAACCGCCTATGTTGAGGGTCCAATCAATCTTGAGGTTGTAGGTCTAGACTCTGCACAGATGCAACTCACCGAGGCTAGGGCATACACAGCATCAGAAATTGCTCGAGTAATGAACATCCCAGCCTGGTACATCAATGCCGAGAGTGCCACCAGCACCTACAGCAATGTTTCAGCTGAACGCCGTTCATTGCTTGATTTCTCACTTCGCCCATACCTTGACTCGTTCGAGAGCCGCCTAAGCATGGATGACATTACGCCAAGAGGTCAGTATGTCGAGGTTGAGATGGATGATTTCTTGCGAGGCAATCCAACTGAGCGAGTAGATGTAATAGTAAAACTTCTAGAGTCAGGCATCATCAACATAGATGAAGCAAGGGCTATGGAGGATCTAGCACCGAGGGGAAATCCAACAAATGACGCTTAACCTAACTTTCGCCGCCCACATCACTGGGGCAAATGAAGTCACCCGACAAATCTCAGGCATTGTCGTACCGTTTGGCAAGACTGGGAACACCAGTGCAGGGCCAGTTATCTTTGAGGTTGGGTCTATCAGTAACCCAGACCCCAAGCCAGTCAAGTTTCTTTTACAACATCAGGCAGACCGCCCTATCGGTCGAGCCATCGAGTTTCAGGTCACCCCGGGTGGCATCACTGGAACATTTAAGGTTTCCAACACATCTACAGGCTCAGACGCACTTGTCGAAGCTGCAGACGGTCTACGAGATGGCCTAAGTGTTGGAGCACAAATCGACAAATACACAATCAAGGATGGGGTTATGCATGTAACCGCAGCCAAGATTATTGAAGTGTCGTTAGTACATGCCCCAGCATTTAGTGATGCTGTGGTTACAGATGTAGCTGCATCCGAAGCGGAAGCAGTAACAGACACAATTCCAGAGGAGGACCAAGTGTCAGAACAACCAATCGAAACACCAGAGGTTGAGGTCGAAGCCGCTGCTGCTCCAGTAGTACAGGCATCGAGCCCAATCCAGACCGCACCCCGACTAAACATTACGGCTGCTGGCTACCTAGAAAACAGCATCAAAGCCATCACAGGTGATGATGCAGCTCGTCAGTATGTACGAGCAGCGGATGATAGCACCAGCACAAACACTGGTCTAACCTTGCCACAGCACTTGCAAGAGTTTTACACCAACACCATTGCAGACCGCCCAGCAATCAACGCTGTGTCTCGTCAGGCACTTGTTTCATCAGGCATGAGCTTTACTGTTCCAAACTTGGGCACTGCTCCAACAGTTGCATCAACCTCGGAAGGCTCAGCACCATCAGAAACAGGCATGACCAGCACCTACCTAACAGGCACTGTTGTTAAGTACGCTGGCATGAACGATGTTTCATGGGAACTCATTGACCGTTCAAGCCCTGAGTTTTACGCAGAATTGCTAAACCAGATGAGCAACGCTTACGCAAAGGCAACTGACTCAGCTGTTTTAACTGCTCTAGTATCAGGTACACAGGCTGCAACAACTGCTGCAACTGCTGCTGGTTTCATCAGTTATGTTGGCACAGAGTCCGCTGCATGTTTCGCAGGCTCAAAGAAAAAGGCTCGCAATGTAGTTATCAACACCGACTGGTGGGGCACTCTACTTGGCGCAGCTGATACCACAGGCCGCCCACTGTTCACCGCATCAAATGCACAGAACAATCCAGGCGTTCTATCGGGTCAGGGTATCGACGGCAACATCATGGGTCTAAATGTTTATGTAGATCCTTACAACTCAGTAACCACCAAGATTGACGACTCAGCGTTCATCATTGCGCCAGAAGCAATTACTTGGTACGAAGCACCTACAACTCGCCTACAGGTTCAGTTAATTGAAACTGGTCAGGTGCGAGTCGGTGTGTACGGTTACGGTTGTGCACTACTTAAGGATGCAACAGGCGTTCGCCGTTTCAACTTAACCTAACCAGACTGAGGTAGGGTCTGAACTGCTGTTCCCGGGCCCTACCTCTACCACTTGAGGACCTGACATGAGCAAAATCGACATAGACGAGCTGCGTACAACACTTGGTGTTGGAACGCTCTACCCTGACTCGACTTTGCAACAGGTTGCTGATGCTGCCGAAGAGTTAATCGACGGCCTGCTCGACTACAATCGAGCTTCCATAGCATCGGCTCAAATCTCAAACAATGTGGTAACCTTCTTTACCGCTGACCGTAACTCGTTATCTATCGGTGACTCAGTTACGGTCAGTGGTACAGATGCCACTTTTAATGCGACTTATACCGTTGTGAGTCGGGATGATTTCTTTTTCACATCTGCTAAAGTCGCAGCCAATACAGACCTCAAGCGATACAAGCCATTTGGTAAAGTGATCTTGGTATCTCAGGCCTTAATTTACGACAGCGTACCAAGTGTTAGAGAGGCATCGCTCGCTGTGGCTATCGAGATTTTCCAGCAACGCACAGCACCAGGTGGCAGTATTCAGGCAGTGGACTTTACTCCTGGGCCACATCGCTTAGGTCAGGCATTGCTCACCCGAGTTAGGGGTCTATTAGCCCCATACATGGACATGGGCGGATTTGTGGGATGAGCCTAACCGAAACTAGGCAAGACCTCGCAGAAGCCCTAGCAGACCCCTCATACTCGGTGTATGCGTTCCCTAATGAGGTTATGTATGCACC